GTATTTATTATACGATAATGAAGGAATAAAGTCAAGCATTTTTGTGCAAAAAGTTGAAGTTTTTTTTTTAATTTTTTTTGAATAATTAAAAAGCTAAAATTTTGCGCGACAGAAATATGCCTCAATTCACCCCTATTTTTGCCTTAATTTAGTCTCATTCTAATACAAGAAAAGGACTTAACAAGTATAGTTGAACAAAGACCCTGAAAATAGCTGAAAACCTAGACGTCCGTAAGTAAAAACAAAAATTCTGCGCTCTATAAAAGCTGAACTCTTTATTTATTCCCTTATTTCATCTTCTATGTATCATCAATACTAAGAACCCTAGAAGACACGCAACTGAACCAGCATTGAAGCTTTTAGCATTGAAACAGGAAAGAAGGTGGATAAAGATAGATTAAAAGCACTTCCTCAAACAAACTCAAAAAAGCTGTCAAATATAGTCATATCAAGGGGTTTCAGCTTTTTTAGTTCGACTTTTCGAAAAGCTGAAAATAGTTGAAAAACTGAATAATTGAAGAGTTCGAAAAGATGAAAAAACCTGAAAAGTTCGAAAAACTGAGCCTGAAAACGCTCGAAAAACTGAGCCTGAAACCGTTCGAAAAGCTGAAAAACTGAACCTGAAAAAAGTTGAAAGAGTTCAGCTTTTCAACCAGTATTAGTCGAACCTTTTCAGTTTCAAAATCCCTATCTTTTTCATTATGGGACTATAAATTCAATCAATTGTTAGTTCAGCTCAAATTTGTTACAATGTAAACGAAACAAAAATAAAGGAGGGTTAATTAAATGGCAAAAGCTGCTGGACCGAAAGTTAAAAGAGGGAAGACACCACCTAGACCGAAAGATAAAAAAGGTGTCAAAGCAAATGCGCGTGTCAATAAAGACCAGTTCGTCGAATATGACTATAAAGGCATTAAGATGACAATTAAGGAACGTGACGCGAGAATGAAGCTCGAATTTATTAGAGGAATGACAGTTCAGGAAATTGCTCACCGTTATGGCATCAATGAAAAACGAGTTGGTGAAATTCGAGCTCGCGATAAATGGGTGAAAGCAAAGAAAGAATTCGAAAATGAAAAAGCCCTAGTCACTAATGATACCCTCACTCAAATGTATGCAGGGTTTAAAGTTTCAGTCAATATTAAATATCACGCAGCATGGGAGAAACTTATGAATATTGTCGAGATGTGTTTAGATAATCCCGACCGTTATTTATTTACTAAAGAAGGCAATATTAGATGGGGAGCATTAGACGTACTTTCGAACCTTATTGACCGAGCTCAAAAAGGTCAGGAACGTGCGAATGGAATGTTGCCTGAAGAAGTTCGATATCGCTTACAAATTGAGCGCGAGAAGATTACATTATTAAGAGCTAAAATGGGCGACCAAGAAGTCGAAGGTGAAGTTAAAGACAATTTCGTTGAAGCCCTAGATAAAGCAGCTCAAGCCGTCTGGCAAGAATTTAGTGATGTGACAGGTTCCTACATTAAAGGAGTGAGCGACAATGACAATAAGCCTGAGAAATAGACTCCCGAAATTCAACTTCGTTCCTTTTAGTAAGAAGCAGCTTCAGTTGCTTACATGGTGGACGCATGGCTCACCTTTTCGAACTTTCGACATCGTTGTAGCAGATGGTTCAATTCGTTCAGGCAAGACTGTATCAATGGCTCTTTCATTTTCACTTTGGGCGATGAGCGAATTTAATGGGCAGAACTTTGCCATCTGTGGGAAGACAATTCATTCAGCTCGTCGAAATGTTATTCAGCCTCTAAAACAAATGCTCACAAGTCGCGGATATGAAATAAGGGACGTTCGAAATGAAAACCTACTTATTATTCGACATTTTAGAGACGGAGAAGAAATACTCAACTACTTCTATATATTTGGAGGAAAAGATGAGTCGAGCCAAGACCTTATTCAAGGGGTCACACTTGCTGGAATCTTTTGTGATGAGGTTGCACTTATGCCTGAATCATTTGTCAACCAAGCAACAGGTCGCTGCTCAGTAACAGGTTCAAAAATGTGGTTCTCTTGTAACCCTGCAAACCCGAATCATTATTTCAAAAAGAACTGGATTGACAAGCAAGTTGAAAAGCGCATACTATACCTGCACTTCACAATGGACGACAATCCTAGCTTGACCGACAGCATTAAAAAGCGCTATGAGAAGATGTATGCTGGAGTATTTAGGAAACGATTCATTCTAGGTCTTTGGGTCACAGCTGATGGACTTGTTTATTCAATGTTCAATGAGGAGCAGCACGTTAAGAAGTTGAATATGGAGTTCGACCGTCTATTTGTAGCAGGAGACTTCGGTATCTATAACGCGACGACCTTTGGGCTTTATGGCTTTTCGAAACGTCAGCGTCGATACCATCTTATTCAGTCTTACTACCACTCTGGGCGCGAGGCTGAAGAACAATTAACCGAAGCCGATATAAATTCAAATCTTCAATTCGGCTCAGTGCTTCAAAAGACGACAAAAGAGTATGCAAATGACCTAGTCGATATGATAAGAGGGAAGCAAATTGAATACATCATTCTCGACCCTTCAGCTTCAGCTATGATTGTCGAACTTCAAAAACATCCCTATATAGCAAGAAAGAATATTCCTATTATTCCAGCCCGAAACGATGTGACACTAGGAATTTCATTTCACGCAGAGCTGCTTACTGAAAACCGATTTACTCTTGACCCCAGCAACACGCATGACATAGATGAATATTATGCTTATAGCTGGGACAGTAAGGCGAGTCAGCTAGGGGAAGACAAGGTCGTAAAGGAATATGACCACTGCATGGATAGAAACCGATATGCGTGTTTGACAGACGCTCTAATTAACGATGACTTCGGTTTCGAGATTCAAATATTATCTGGAAAAGGGGCGCGAAACTAACTAAACACTATTGCAAAAATTAGTGTATAATATAAGTAGGAGGATTTTTAAATGGCTAAAAAATCAAAAGCTATATCGCACACAGACGAACTGATTAGTCAATCTTTTGACAGCCCTTTGGCAAAGAATCAAAAGTTCAAGAAAGAGCTTCAGGAAGTTGAAAAGTATTATCAATACTTCGACGGCTTCGACGTTACTGAACTCAATTCAAATTATGGGCAGACCTGGAAGATTGATACTGACAAAGTAGACTACGAACCAACTCGTGAAATTCGAAACTATATTCGACAACTTGTGAAAAAGCAAGCTCGTTTCATGATGGGTAAAGAGCCCGAACTCATTTTTAGTCCAGTTCAAGATGGGCAAGACGAACAGGCTGAAAATAAACGTATTCTATTCGACTCTATTTTGAGGAATTGTAAATTCTGGAGTAAGAGCACAAATGCTTTAGTCGATGCAACCGTAGGCAAACGAGTACTGATGGCAGTAGTAGCAAATGAAGCTCAACAAATCGACGTTCAGTTTTATTCAATGCCTCAATTCACCTATACAGTAGACCCTCGAAACCCTTCGAGCCTACTTTCAGTTGACATTGTGTATCAGGACGAGCGCACAAAGGGCATGAGCACCGAAAAGCAGCTTTGGCATCATTATAGATATGAAATGAAAGCTGGAACAAATCAATCGGGAATTGCAACAGCCCTCGAAGACATTGAAGAACAATGCTGGCTCACCTATGTACTAACAGACGGAGAGTCGAACCAAATCTACATGACCGAAAATGGTCAAACTACCATTAAAGAAGCCGACGCGAAATTGGTAGAAATTGAAGACAATTTAGGAAATAAAGTTGAAGTTCCTCTAAAAGTAGAAGAATCGGCTCCTACCGGACTGAAACAAATTCCTTGTCGAGTTATTCTTAATGAGCCCCTGACCAATGACATCTACGGGACAAGTGACGTCAAAGACCTCATCACCGTTGCAGATAACTTGAACAGAACTATTAGTGACCTGCGAGATTCACTTCGATTTAAAATGTTCGAGCAACCAGTTATTATCGATGGCTCATCTAAATCAATTCAAGGAATGAAGATTGCTCCTAATGCTCTTATCGACTTAAAGAGTGACCCGACTTCATCTATTGGAGGCGCTGGAGGACGTCAGGCTCAAGTTGCTACCATTTCAGGAAACTTCAACTTCCTTCCCGCAGCTGAATACTATCTCGAAGGTGCTAAGAAAGCAATGTACGAACTGATGGACCAGCCAATGCCTGAAAAAGTTCAGGAAGCTCCGTCAGGTATTGCAATGCAGTTCCTCTTTTACGACCTAATTTCGCGATGCGATGGGAAGTGGATTGAATGGGACGACGCTATTCAATGGCTCATTCAAATGCTTGAAGAAATTTTAGCTTCAGTTAATGTTGATTTAGGAAATATTCCACAAGACATTCAGTCAAGCTATCAAATTCTCACCACTATGCAAATTGAACATCACTATCCAATTCCTAGCGACGAAATGTCAGCTAAACAGTTGGCATTGACCGAAGTTCAAACAAATGTTCGAAGCCATCAATCTTATATTGAAGAATTCAGTAAGAAAGAAAAGGCTGATGAAGAGTGGAGCCGCATTTTAGAAGAACTAGCCCAACTAGATGAAATTTCAGCTGGAGCGCTACCAGTATTAGCAGATAAATTAAATGAAGAAGGGGAACCAGAAGATGAAACGAGCGAAGAAGACCAAGAACAAGGTGAAGAAGATGAACAAGCTGAACAGCCTACCGAAGAAAGAGTCGAACCAGACGTTCAAGGTTAATTGTGACCACTGCCAGCAAAAGTTCGGACTATCATCTAAACAAATTATTTCGAAACATATCGAAAAGGGAGTTGAATGGAGGTTCTTCGAATGTCCTAGGTGTCATTATCGATTCACTACTTATGTCGGGAATAAGGAAATTGAAAACCTTATTAGACTTCGAAATGAGTGTCGACAAAAGATGAAACAGGAATTGGAAAAGGGCGCTGCTGCTAATCAAAACACTTATCATTCATATCGAATTAAGGACGAACAGGCAGGGCATAAAATCTCAGGTCTTATGGCGAAGCTGAAGAAGGAGATAAATATTGAAAAACTCGAAAAAGAATGGGTATCTCAGTAGTTGGGAAAAAGCCATTCACGAAACTAATATCCGTCTAACTATAGAACAGGAAAAAGCTGTACTGAAAGCATTTAACGATGCAGGAACTAGCCTAATTGAGAAGATTAAAAAGTCTCGAAAAGGCTATCTTCCTATTCGCATCTATAAAGACTACGCTTATGACCTTCATGCTGTCCTTGTTCAACTCATGACCGAGTATTCACATAAGGCAGCTATGAATGCAGTTGATGGGCAAGTTGTCCATATCCTGAAAATGCTGGCTGAAGATGGGAATGCGACAGCTGAAAACTTCGAAAAAGAAGTAAGGGCAGCTTCATTAGTATATTCCCGAAGGGCAGCTGAAGCCGTAGTTAAGGGCGAAATCTATAAAGATGGAAAGAACTTGTCGAAACGTGTATGGTCATCTGCTGCGCGAGCTGGAAACGATGTGCAACAAATAGTCACTCAAGGGCTAGCAAGTGGAATGTCAGCTGTCGACATGGCAAAGCTATTAGAACAGTACATTGACCCGAAAGCTCGAAAAGAATGGGACTTCGAAAAGGTAGCAGAAAAGCTAGGCAAACCGACAGCTCGAAAATATGAAAACCTCGAATACAATGCTCTTCGACTTGCCCGAACTACTATTAGTCATTCAGCTACTGCGGGAGTTCGACAATGGGGAAAAGTCAATCCCTACGCTCGAAAAGTCCAATGGCATTCAGTCCATGCACCTGGAAGAACTTGTCAGGCTTGTCGAGATTTAGATGGCGAAGTATTTCCTATTGAAGAATGCCCTTTCGACCATCCTAATGGCATGTGCTACCAGACCGTCTGGTATGACCAAACTCTGGATGAAATAGCTGATGAACTTCGAAGGTGGGTAGACGGCGAGGAGAACGAAACGTTGGATACATGGTTCGATGATTTGAGTTCAGGAAAAACTGAAAAATACAGCGACCTCGATTTTGTTAAAAGTTACTAGGCTCAGGAAATTCCTGAGCTTTTTTGTCTATAAATTGTCTATTGCCCAAACCTTTCGATAAGTAGTAAAAAGGGTTCAATTCTGTTATAATATTAGTTGAAAAGGAACTTGTCGCCTTAACGACTCGAAATTGGTTTCACTGTTCCAATTAAATCGAAACAGAAGATTCAGCCGGAGGGCGAAAACTCAGGAGGAAAACAAATGGCTTATCAATTAGAAGACCTATTGAAAGGTCTAGATGAACCAACTATTAAGCAGGTGAAGGAAGTTATTTCGAAAACTACGAAAGAACTCGATGCCAAACTCTTTATCGACGGTGACGGTCAACATTTTGTCCCTCATGCTCGTTTCGATGAAGTTGTCAAACAGCGCGATGATGCAAATGGTCATATTAGTGAGTACCAGAAGCAGGTTGAAGAATTGTCGAAGCAGGTTAAAGATGACGGTGATGCGCAGACCACTATCCAAACCCTACAAAAACAACTCAGTCAGCAAGCTGAAATTGCTAAGGGAGCTGCTGTTACATCTGCCCTTTATCCGTTAATTAGTGACTCCATTGCTCCAGCAGCTGACCTTCTCGGGTTCATGAACCTTGACAACATTACTGTCGAAGCCGACGGGAAAGTTAAGGGACTAGAAGACGAATTGAAGGCTGTTCGTGAGTCTCGTAAATACCTATTCAAAGAAGTCGAAGTGCCTAAAGACCCTCAACCTGAGGATTCAGGGCGCGCAAAGGCAGGGACTGGAAATGTGGGTAACTCTGGTCGTGTCGGTTCTGGGGTTCCAGAGCCTCGTGAAGTTGGCTCCTTTGGTAAACAATTAGCTGCTGCTCAACAACCCGCAGGAGCGCAAGAACAACAATCATCATTCTTTAAATAATAGGAGGAAATAACTATGCCAAATGTGCGAGTTAAGAATACTGATTTCAATCAAACTACTCGAAGCATTGTCGCAATTCCTGACCACTATGTTGCACTCGCTGCCCAGATTCCTGCTACAGCTGCAACTCAAGTAGGAGACAAGAAGTACATTCTTGCAGGAACTTGTGTGAAAAATGCTACTACACTTGAAGGTCGAAAAACTGGACTTCAAGTAGTTGCTCAAGGTGAGCAATTTGACGGAGTCATCTTTGCAGACCAACAAGTCTATGACGGTGAAGAAAATGTGACTGTGACTGTATTAGTTCACGGATTTGTCAAATATGCTGCCCTTCGAAAAGTCGAAAATACTGTACCTGAATCTAAAAATGCAATGATTCTGGTCGTTAAATAGGAGGATTATAAATGAATATTTATGACTACATTAACGCAGGAGAGATTGCTAGCTACATTCAAGCGCTTCCTTCAAATGCGATTCAATATCTTGGACCCCAGTTGTTCCCTAATGCTCAACAAACAGGGACAGACATTTCATGGCTCAAGGGCGCAAATAATTTGCCAGTAACCATCCAGCCTTCGAACTACGATGCGAAAGCTAGTCTTCGCGAACGTGCTGGATTTAGCAAGCAAGCTACTGAGATGGCATTCTTCCGTGAGTCTATGCGACTAGGAGAAAAAGACCGTCAAAACTTGCAAATGCTTCTAAACCAAAGTTCAGCTCTTGCTCAACCACTTATCACTCAGCTCTACAATGATACGAAGAACCTTGTGGACGGTGTAGAGGCGCAAGCTGAATATATGCGTATGCAACTCCTTCAGTACGGAAAATTCACTGTTAAATCAACTAACAGCGAAGCTCAGTACACTTACGACTACAACATGAACGCGAAACAGCAATATGCTGTGACTAAGAAATGGGCAAATCCAGCTGAAAGCGACCCTATCGCCGACATTTTAGCAGCAATGGATGACATCGAAAACCGTACAGGTGTCCGCCCTACTCGAATGGTCTTGAACCGAAATACTTACAACCAAATGACCAAGAGTGATTCAATCAAGAAAGCTCTTGCAATTGGTGTTCAAGGAAATTGGGAAAACTTCTTGCTTCTTGCAAGTGACGCTGAAAAATTCATCGCTGAAAAAACTCAGCTTCAAATTGCCGTGTATTCTAAGAAAGTTGCTCAGTTCGCTGACCCTGACAAACTTCCAGACGTGGGCAATATTCGTCAATTTAGCTTGATTGACGATAACAAAGTTGTATTGCTTCCACCTGACGCAGTTGGTCATACATGGTATGGAACTACTCCAGAAGCGTTCGACTTGGCTTCAGGTGGAACTGACGCTCAAGTTCAGGTTCTTTCTGGCGGACCTACTGTGACAACTTACCTTGAAAAACATCCTGTCAACATTGCGACAGTTGTATCAGCTGTTATGATTCCATCTTTTGAAGGAATTGACTATGTAGGAGTTATCACCACAAATTAGGAGGACGCTAGATGGCTACATTAAAAGCGCTTAGCACCTTAATCGTTTCAGGAGGAGTAGTGCATTCGGGTTCAGTGTTTCACTGTCCCGAAGCACTCGCTTCTTCCCTAATTGAACGAAATTTCGCGTTTGAGATTAAGGAAGCTGAAGATGGAGAAACTGTTGAAAGTTCTCCTCAACCTATTGAAGAAGTTGACGAAGTTGAACAAATGCGCGAAGAGTACGCTGCCAAAACCGTACCTGAGCTCGTTGATTTAGCTAGAGCCAATGGCATTGACACTTCTTCACTTTCTCGAAAAAGCGAATACATTGACGCTTTGATTAAATACGAACTAGGAGAGTAGCATGGCAGCTCAAGCGGATATTGAATTACTAAAAATATATAT